AGAACAATTTGCCCTTTGCTGAAGGAAATGCTATCAAATATATTTGTCGGCATAAGTATAAAGGAGGAAAGGAAGATTTAAAAAAAGCAAAGCATTATATTGAAATGATAGAAGAAAGAGATTACGGAACAGAAGAAGAAAAACAAGAAACTTGGATCGAGGGTTATAAAAAATGGAAAACTAATAAATGATCATTCCTAAATTCGAAGCCCAGAAAGAATGGAATGCACCCACTGAATTTCCAGACCTAAGAAGTTACGATGAAATAGCAGTGGACTTAGAAACAAGAGACCCTGATTTAAAGAACAAAGGATCTGGTTCAATTATTGGTAATGGTGAAGTGGTAGGCATTGCCGTTGCAGTACAAAATTTATCCTGGTATTTCCCCATTGCCCACGGCAATGGTCCCAACATGGATCGTAAAAAAGTTTTAGAATGGTTCAAAGACACTATGGCAAGTCAAGCCACAAAAATATTTCATAACGCCATATACGATGTCTGTTGGATCAAAAAATTAGGTATAAAAATAAATGGTCTAGTCGTCGATACTATGGTTGCAGCCTCACTGGTTGATGAAAATCGTTATCGTTTTGATCTAAATTCTTTAGGCTGGGACTATTTAGGTCATGGTAAAAATGAAACCATTCTTAATGAAGCCGCAAAAGAATGGGGCATTGATCCTAAAGCTGAATTATGGAAACTTCCCGCTATTCACGTCGGACAATACGCGGAAAAGGATGCAATTCTAACACTGGACTTGTGGCAAGAAATGAAAAAAGAAATAATAAACCAGGATTTAGAAAGTATCTTTAATTTAGAAACCGATTTATTTCCCTGCCTCGTGGATATGAGATTTAAAGGAGTACGGGTTAATAGCGAACGAGCCCATCAATTAAAGAAAGATCTAATCACACAAGAGAAAGAACTTCTATTGAAAGTGAAACAGGGAACCGGAATCGATGTTCAGATTATGGCTTCTCGTTCAGTCGCAAAAGTATTTGATAAATTAAACATTTCCTATGATCGAACAGCCACAGGTTTACCAAGCTTTACTAAAAATTTCCTGGCGGAACATAGCCACCCCATCATTAAATGTATCGCCAAAGCCCGAGAAGTCAATAAAGCTCATTCAACGTTCATCGATTCTATTTTAAAGTATGAACATAAAGGACGCATTCACGCTGAAATCAATCAGACTCGATCCGATAATGGAGGCACCATAACCGGACGATTCAGTTACCGAAATCCAAACCTCCAGCAGATTCCTGCACGGAACAAGGACCTCGGACCTTTGATCCGTAGCATTTTTGTTCCCGAAGAAGGTTGCGAGTGGGGATGCTTTGACTACTCACAACAAGAGCCTAGACTCGTTGTACATTATGCTTCTCTGTACAAATTTCCATCAGTCTATGAAGTTGTCCAATCTTACGGAAATGATTCAAGCACCGATTTTCATCAGATCGTTGCAGACATGGCAAAGATCCCAAGATCACAAGCCAAGACCATTAATCTAGGATTGTTTTATGGAATGGGAAAAAATAAATTGCAAGCTGAACTCGGAGTCTCCAAGGAAAAAGCTAAAGAACTTTTTGATCAATATCATGCTAGAGTTCCTTTCGTAAAACAACTTATGAATGCAGCATCAAATCGTGCACAGGATCGTGGACAAATTCGAACGCTTCTTGGAAGATTATGCAGGTTTCATTTATGGGAACCCAATCAATTCGGGATGCATAAGGCCTTGCCTCACGAAGAAGCACTCAGGGAACATGGACCAGGGATTAAAAGAGCTATGACTTACAAATCATTAAATAAATTAATTCAAGGTTCTGCTGCAGATATGACTAAAAAATCAATGTTAAAACTGTATGAAGAAGGAATCATAGCTCATATTCAGATTCACGATGAACTAGACATTTCTGTAGAAAATGATAAACAGGCTAAACACATTGTTGAAATAATGGAATCTGCAGTTGAACTAGAGGTACCAAACAAGGTAGACTATGAGCATGGTAAAAACTGGGGCGAAATACATTAGGAGGAAACATGGAACAAGCAAAAAAATTATGGGCATTAGCATTAGCTCATAAAAAGATTTCTATTGCAGTAGCAGTAGTAGTTGTTTTAATAATTATATCACTTTAGGATTTTATGTTGGATGGCATACTTAAACGCAAACATTCCTGCGACGTACGCACAGGTCAGGAGAGAGTATCTCTATGACCTTAAAAAACATCATGGAGAAGCTGAAGACTGCTTCATCTTTGGGTTGGCATCGATGCCAGGGCGTTCTCTACTCTTTCACGCAATTATGGAAAACGGAGGTGTATACTACCGTCTGCCAATCTCTGCGTTCATACAAAGAGGCTTTGATGTACAAAAAGTTCCTAGGATGCGACTTGACGAGTTGGAGCTGTGGAATTGCTTTAGTTACTATCCTAGTGTTACTGTTTTTGACGCTTTAAGTGTAGCCGGTAAATACATCGGCAAAGATAAAAAGTGGCATACTGGATCCTACCTTTTTACAGTTGACTGGGCCCACCCAGAGAGTAATATACTCGACACGGATCATTCAGAAGTCCCGCAAGAGCACAAATGCGCTCACATAATGGCCTTGGATGATGGCAATTATGCGGCTCAGCCTAACAATAGAATATTATGGCATATCCCATCTTTCACAGTGAGAGATGAAATTCCTGATTGGGAAGTTAACAATTCAATATGGAGTGTAGAGGATAGCCGTGAATGGAAAACAGAAGATACTGACAAGTTCTTCTATAATATTGAGGAGACCAAAGATGGTAAAATGGATAAAAACAAAACTTAAAAAGTTTTGGGACTATTTAAACAAAGATGACAAAGTGTAAAAATTGTAATTGTGATTGTCACTGTTCTTTAAAAGAACATTCTGATTTATATGGTGTATGTTCTTGTAACAATTGTGATTGCAAAGAGGAATGTGAAGCATGTCAATAGATAAAACAAAATGCTGTGGTGCACACACCCAAGAAAAAGAAGAATCTGGTGAATGTTGCCAAGTAAAAGATGAAGAACAAACAAAGGAGCAAAATGAATAAATTATTTCTAGTGCTCGCACTGTTATTTGCCTTGAGCGCCTGCTCGGTAGGCAAAAAATGTACTTATACCCAAGAAGGAACGAAGATTTCATCTTGGATATGGTTTTATGGTAGCGACAAGCCGATTGATTTAGACAAAAACAATTGTTCTTAGGAGTTTATGGAAATTGATGAAGTATTTATATACGTTTTTAATGCTGACACTATTGGTGTGTTCAACAGCTTACGCAGGATCCACCCAGTCTAACGTTTCTGGGTCCAATACCGCTATTGAAGGTGGATATGAATCTAGCACGACTTATCAATCAGGAAGTGAATCAACTTCAACAACGACGAATTCAACAACTTCTAATATAAGATCGTCACCTCCTACCGCAGGAGCACCTTCCTATAACTCCATGACTCAAGATGTCTGTGCCGTAGGAGCATCCGCAGGAATACAAACTTTTGGACTTGGAGTATCTGGCGGCAAACATTTCATTGACAAAAATTGTGAACGACTTAAACTAGCTAGAATTTTAAACGACTTTGGTATGAAAGTAGCAGCCGTTGCTATCCTCTGCCAAGATGAAAGAGTATTTGAAAGCATGATTCAAGCGGGTACACCTTGCCCTATAGATGGTAAAATAGGTAAAGATGCATTAGCACTTTGGACTAAATATGATTTTGAAAGACCTGATTATAAAGCATATGTTAAGCGTATGAAATTAAGAGAAAAAGTTGCACCTGAACCCGTTACTACTAAACCCCTTCCAGCAGACACATCTATTAATAAGAAGGTCTCATGGACTACACCAAAATAAAAATTAAATTTCTATTTATAGTTTTCATTTGCATTTATCTGCTAGCAAGTTGTTTTACTAATGCCGTTAAAGCAGAAAACGTAATCACAGGAAACATTTTACCTAACGCTGGTAATTCAGTCAGCTCTTATAATAGCGGAACTACTCCCGTCATATCCGATAATACTTCGGACACGACGATGAGCAACAACACCACTTTAGATGGCTTTGCCATCACCTGCGATACAGCTAACGGCCAGAACGGCGGCTGTGGTGCATTTTTCACTTATGATAAAGCAGTTGAAGCTGCGCACGATTTAAAAATTACTTCTACAGCAACCTTAGTAGGTATAGCTGGCACCGGTCAAACTTCCAGCGATACCATTACTTCTACAACCGATAAACTGGATAATGGTATTACACTAGACAGCACCATCGACATGCAAAATTGTGAATGGTCCGGTTCAGCGTTTGCCTGCGGTGACAGCACCGGAGCCGCAGATAGCTATACCGTTAATATCCGAATACTAGATAGTAGCGACGAGGAGCTAGCGGCTGTGACTCAAACAAGAACAAATGATGCAGGTTATTATGCGAACTCAGAAACTTTCACCAATCAATTAATTTATACAGGAACCGGAGCTAGTAAATATGAATGGTCCTGGAATGGTGTTGATGGATCTGGTTCAACGTCAACCCATGCTAATCAACGAGGTCCTAATTTATTAGGAGCAAAATTACTAATGACTTTTGATAGTGAAGACTATGTTAGAATATCAACTGAATCACAAACTGCTCTTACAAGTGTAGAAACAACTTTTGCAGAGTTAGAAGAAACCTTTGCTGAAGCAGTTAGCGTTGTTGCAGAGGATCCTGTAACCTTCTCTATGGAAATAGAGGAAGAGACTTCTTTTGAAGAGACTTTTTCGTTTGAAGAAGAAGTATTTGAAGAAACCTTTTCTTTTGAAGAAGAATCCTTTGAAGAAGAATCCTTTGAAGAACCTGTAGTAGAAGAAGAACCGATGGAGGAAGAAATTTATGAAGAAGCAGAGGAAGTCGAGACTTCTTTTGTACCAACAACTTCTGAAGAAGAGGAGGTGGTTTCGGAGGAAGAAGAGTCGTTTGAAGAATCCACTATGGAACCAACCCAGGAAGAAGAAACCATTGCAGAGGAAGAAGAAGCTGTTGCAGAGGAAGAAGAAGTAGCTAGTGAAGAAGAACAGGTTGAAGAAGAGTCCACAGAAGTGGTAGAAGAAACAAATGAAGAAGAAGCGGAAGAAGAAACACAAGAGGAGGAATCTACTAGCGAAACTGCTACAGCATCCACTGTTTCATCAAAGAAAAGTGCCAAACAAAAAAAGGTACAATCGAAAAAATCTCTCGTGGCGAATATGGAGCGAATGATGGATAAAGTTGATGAAGACGTCAAAGATATTGCTAAAAATCTAGCTCTTAAGAATATCATAAAAATTAAGGCTATGGCTAGCGAACAAGCCTCTTTGGATTTATATAAAAATGCAATATTTTATAAGCCAAAAGACATCTATTTGGAGCAGTTAAATATATTTGATAACCGACAGATTTATGCTAATGTGAGCCTGACGAGCTATATCAAGACTGATAAAGTCGCAATCAAGGAGAACGCCTTGCACGAAATTAATCTCAAAAAACAGAGACTATTAATAGAATTGGAGCAATTAAAAAATGGGAAAATTTAAGTTAAAAGATCAACTGGCAGGTATTGCAGCTTTGATAGCAGCTATTGTGGCTATTGGTGGTGGGTTTGTGAAGTACGGTGAAATCATGACTAAACTTGATGTACTATCCGAGCAAACTGGCCCTGATCTTACACCGCTCGCAAAACAAATTGGTGAAGCTAAAAAAGGTGTAAGTGATAATCAACAAACAATTACAATTACCACAGAAGATATGCTGGAAAACACTGGTGAAATTAAAGTTTTACAAAAGGAAATAGAATTACTTAAACTTCAAATAGAAGAAATAAAAGTAAGTACATCTAATCCACTGAGTCAATAATGAATGATAAACTTATAACCGCACTTTTAGCCGTGCTCTTGGCTCTCGGTGGATGGACGCTCAGCCGTACATTTTCACTGTCCCAAGATATGGTTTTAATCAAGGAGCAAGTTTCTAATATTGAGCAAGATATCAAACACGCTAAGAAAAAACTTCGAAAAAAGAAAAAGAAACAGAACAATTAAGCTTATGCGTTATTTCATGGTGGGTTGTTTTCTGCTTCTTTGCTTTGCAATGTTTTCTGGATGCGAGAACGTAAAGCATAAAATTGGTGTTTCGACGAAACCTTTTGCAACCGATGGTAAATTTGAAGATAGCACCAAACTCAATTACACCATTATTTTTGGAACCGTGAGAAATAAAAATGAAGAAGACGATGATTAACTTTCCTTACGACATCCAACTGATGATTATGTTCATTTTTATTACGTTATATTTAGTTATGGAGATTATATTTTAATGAAACTCGGTCCAGAACAAAACGTACAGATGCCGATGAAGACCGTGATCTCTTTAATTATCATGGTTAGTCTTGGAACAATGGGCTACTTTCAAATTCAGGAGAAACTTAATCAGCACGACACGCTTCTTCAAATGCACAGCAAAGACTTGGATCAAAATTCAGAATTTAGAATCAAATACCCCAGGGGTGAGCTGGGCCAATCATCAGGAGAGTCAGAGCTTTTCATGTTAGTGGAACACATGGCAGGACAAATTACAAAGATGGAAGATCGCATGGAAAATATGATGTCAAATTCCGTTAACATCGAGCGTTTACAAAAAGATGTTGAAAAGGTATTAAGTGATATTGAAAAACTTAAAGACAAACAAAGGTCTTTTGCTAATGGAACTCAATGATTGAAACAGTCACAGCACTATTATTATTTTTAAATGGTAACATGATCGAGCATGTTTATAAGCCTAATCTCAGCGCATGCCTTAAGTCCAAACGCATAGCTTCTCGTGAATTAAATCCGGAACGCGTGATTTTTAGCTGCAAAATTATCAAAGCAAAGATTGAAAAGGAACCCGATTCCAAGTATGGTTTTAGAATTGTGAAGGTATTAGATGATTAAAAGAGTAAGTAAAACAACTAAAATAATTTTATTAATATTATTAATATTGTTCTTCGGATCGGTAGTCGTATTTGGTGAAGATAAAGTAGGCCAGGGGGATGTTGTGGACCTAACCGATTCTAAACCCAAAGAAGGTGTAGTCTTTGCAGTCTGTATCTTTGCTGTCGGTGAAGATGGAACTAAATATTTAGTGGACCATCGCCACGCTGAGAACATGGGTGAATGTATTAAAAAACGTAGAGAAGCAGTTAATAAATATAAAGATCCTAAACACAGAGAACTCATGGGTGGTACAAGATTTATGTTTATGTGTGATAAGGTCAGAGCTGAAGTTGAAATCTTAGAAGATGGTACTTGGCACATTAACAAAATCCTAGGAAGATATGAACCAGCCTACGAAAAGAAAAAATCTTACAATTAATGGCTAAAGCAGATTATCAAGAAATTATCTCTGAATATAAGGAGCAAGTCAGAGTGCTTAAAGAGCAGGTGAATGAACTCACCGATGCTTGCAAGGCTAAAGACTCTGCTTTAAAAAGAGCGTTACAAAAGCTAGAGTACACAACAGATGATTTAGATAAAATGCAGGAAAAAAATGAAACTGAGTGAAAATTTCAGCCTGGTCGAGCTCACAAAGAGCCAAACAGCGACTAGAAAGGGTATAGATAATACCCCTAGTACCGAGCACCAGGAGAACCTGAAATCGCTCTGTGAGATGGTCCTACAGCCTGTTAGAGACCACTTTTCCCGTGTTGTAAGCGTTTCCAGCGGATATCGCAGCGAGGAGCTCTGCCTTGCCATCGGCAGCAAAACGACTTCGCAGCATGCTAAAGGCCAAGCGGCGGATTTTGAAATCTATGGAATATCCAACAAGGAACTTGCAGATTACATCCACCAAAACCTGGACTATGACCAACTCATTCTCGAGTACTGGAAAGAAGAAGATCCCAATTCAGGCTGGGTGCACTGTAGTTT